AAGGGAGGTGTTCGCCTCCAACATGCGCTGGACTTCGCCGCGAAGTTCTTTGTCGTTCTTGAACTCCGGGTGTTCAGCCAGGAAGGACTGGTAGCTTTCTTCGGCCGCCATGACCTCGTACTCTTGTTTCATCGGTTCGAGCACGGCGTTGAGGCGCTTGTTGACTTCGGCCTCAATGCGGGCGTTGATGCTCGCCTCGTTGAAGGGGTCGTATTCAGGCAGAGTTTCGGGCACTTTGAGGGCCTGCTGTCCTTTCAGCAGGGCTTCGCGCTCCCGAATGAACTCCTTGCGGGCCTCTGAAAGCTCCTGGGTTTTCTTTGTGTAGTCTTTCTGCATGTTCTTCATCAGCGCCCGAATGTCGGGCGGCACCTGCTTCATGGCATCAGACCATGACAGGTTGCGCGTGCGCTTACCTTCGCCGTCGCTGACCTCAACCTCAACGTCGCCCTCATCTCCGAGGGCTTCGAGCATGGACGGCTCAACGTCGGGCTGCGCGGTTTTCTTTGTAAAGCCAGCGGGCTCAGGAGTGGCGTGGATGGCATTGGCCGCATCAAGGACGGCCTGCGCGGTCGAAGGGAGGGACGGGGCACTTGCGGACGGTGCGGGAGTGGTCACGGTGGACTTCCTTTACTTGACGAGAACGACGGGAGTGCCTGCGCGTGAGTACCACGCGGGGTTCCAGCCGGGAGCGAACACGAAGGCGACGGGTTTGCCGAACAGTGTAGTGCCAAGCTCCAAGACGCTGACGTTTTGGATGCGAGACACGATGAAGGTCCGCCAGCCGGGCAAGTCGCCAGTTGCCGACGCGGACTGCGGATCTACATATAGGTGTAGGTATTTCGTGCCATTGTTACCGATCCAAATGGCATGAGGGTTACCGACGCGCTGCCCGATCTTGCCGGGGACGCCGTCAGGCTGCCACTTGTCGTCATAGAAGAAGGTGACGGGCTGTTTGCGATTGATTGCGTCTGTGAGGTTCGCCTCAACGCCGCCGGCATAGGTCCGGTAGAACGCCTGCCCACGGGTCTTGGGAATGACAGTAGTCGGCTTTTGCCCGATGCCCAGGGCCGACTTGACCTTATTGGCTACACTGGTCAACGCGCCAAAAAGTGAGGCCATTCCCAACTCCCGTTTTACACTGTAAAGCCACGGCCCTACACCTTTACAGTGTAAAGCCGTGGCAGGCGATCAGCGGCGCATCCGGCCCGCGAAGTCGAAGTCCTCTTCTTCCTCTTCCTCCATGCCGGGCTTGACCTTGACCTCCACCTCAGTCTCCATGCCCTCTTCTTCGAGCGGCATGTTGAGGAAGTCCTTGAAGTCGCGGTCCTTGGCCAGCCCGAGAAGGTGGGCCGTGAGGACGGTCAACTCCCGGTCGCCCTTCACTTGGTCGAGAGGGACGGGGAAGGGGGAGCCATAGTCCTTCGACGCGGCGTCCATCATGGCGAGGAAGCGCACTACCTCCGGGTCCAGTTCCATGACGGGTTCGGAGTAGGGCTCAGGAGCGAGGTCCAGGCCCATGACCTTCGCCGCAGCCGCGATGGCTTTGGCGAGCGCGGTCACTACCTTCGGGCTGTAAGGCTTTTCCGGGGGAGGAATGAGGCCCGCAAGGGTGTCCTCCACTTCGGCGTCAGACGCCTCAGCGGCCATGCGGAGATCATCGGGCATAGAGGGCATATCGGGAGCGAGGGGCATGATCACTGTCCTTCGACGGGTAGTGGGGCAGGCGCCCCTTCGGGGGAAACGGGCTCAACAGGCTGCGCCTGTTCGACGGCCTTGGCGAACGCTTCGGGGAGTTGGTAGGCCCTGACGAGTTCGGCAAGGACGGCCTCACGCGGAGCGCCAAGAGACAGCAGGGTGGGCACAAGCCGTTCGAGCGACTGTTGCTTCGCCATATCGCTCATGGGCGTGGTGCCCGCGTCCACGGCCCAATACGAGAAGTCCCCGGTCAGGTCGTCTGCGGACAGCACGGTGGGGCCGACCGGGTTCGGCAGAGACAGAGGCTCCGCTTCGTCGCCAAGAATGACGCTCAGCATGATGTTGTAGGTGCTGGCGATGCCCGTCACTACCGCGTCCCTGATGCGGGCCATGCGGCCGATTTCAGAGGAAGTGTAGGCGGCAAGAAGCTGCTGCTCAGTCGCCGTGCTCTTTGTGACCTCGCCACGGGTGAAAGGAGCGAGAAGGCCCGCGTCCTTGATGTCATTATCCACGGTGAGGGCATAGGCCGCGATGTCGCCAGGGATGGGCGCCTGCGGGACAGGGACCATGTTGCCATCCAGCGGAGTGCCGGGGGCCACATCGACCTCAATCATTTCGCCATCAAGTCCCTGTGTGATTTTGGCCGCTGCATCTTCCGAGAGGAAGCCTGCGCGGACCATCCACTGACGGGCCATGCGGCGGACGCCCTGCGCCTGATAGCTCCGCATCAAGTTGAGTTCGCGGAACTGGTCACGGCTGCGCCCAATGAGGCTGTACCCGCGCAGAGGGGTGTCCGGGTCGCGGGAGAAGTAGAGCGGGATGATGGGGACGATGGGCCTGCCGGACGCGCTCTTGTAGGGGATGCCCGTCGTCTCATGTTCGAGTTCGGGCTCTTCGTCCTCTGTCGGCGTGGCAGAGAGGGCGCCGACCTGCACCTTGACCCCGGTGAACAGGAAGTCCTTGCCCTTGTAGTCCTCAGAGTAGACAAGGAGCTTGTCGGCAAGAAGGTCATAGACCTCCACGATGCGGACGAACTTCTCCATCCCAGGAACGCTTGTGTCGTTCGGGCTCAGGCCCACGGTCGTCTTGCTGCCGAGGGTGGACGCGCTGTCGATCCACTTGGAGTAGACGCGGGGCGTGTAGTCAGTCTCAGGCTTGCCATACCGCTCCACCGCTTCGGGCAGGGGCATCAGGTACACATGGCCGACGTACCGCTGTTGATCCCAAGACGACGCCGTGGCATCGACTATGACCTCCCACGGGGGCAGGGCCGCAGCCGCCACGCGCTTCAAGGGGTCCACGCTGACGACGGGGGACAGCTTGATGAAGCTGGACGGGTAGATGAGGGCAAGCCGGGTGGCATCCTCCAACTGCTCTCGCACGTTCAGCAGGTAGAGGTTGGCCGTCGCCTCTGCGACCTCCGCGTTCCCCCGTGCGCGCAGGTCCGGCTGCACGAACACGGCCGGGTTTTTACTGTAAAGACTGCCGAGGTAGCTCTCAACGACGGCGTATGCCTTCGGCACCTCAGTCCGCAGCACGCCCTCAACCGTGACCTCTTGACTTTCCCAAAAGTCGGTCATGTAGAGGCGGCGGTACTCCCGCAGTTCCTCACGCCGGTTTTGCCAGTAAAGATCGTGCTGTGCCACGATTTCGGCAACATGAGCGGGTGTAAGCATCACTTGACCTCTTCGAGAAGGACTGCGTTCAGCCGGGCCGTGGCGATCTCAATATACTGCTTTTCGCGCTCTATGCCGAGGAAGTTGAAGCCTTCTAAGAGCGCGCCCTTGCCCGTGCTCCCGCTGCCCATGAACGGGTCAAGGACCGTGCCGCCCGGCGGTGTAACCATCCGGCAGAGGTAGCGCATGAGGTCTGTCGGCTTGACCGTGGGATGATGATTTTCGCGCGGTGCTCCCCTTGCGCCTGCGGTTTTCGCATGGGGCGCCGGCTTGCTTCGCCCGGTTTCGGGCCCTTCGCCAAGCGGCAGCCCGTTGCAGCCCTCGTTACGGTCTTGGGGGCTGGCCTTTGCACAGTAAAAGAAGCGGGCTGCGGAGCCCACGCCCTGCGCCGGAAACAGGCCCACGACTACATCCGAGCCGTCATGGATGAGGTTGGCGGGCCAGCGGCCAAGCGGCGATCCTATGCCGGCCATGAGCTTATTGGGCCCGAACGCTGCCGGGGTGTTTCGCACTAGCGTTGGTTTCTTCTTTGCTGTTTTATGCCCGTCCACGGAAGCCACCCGGCACCCGTCGATGTTCAGACCGCCCACGCCCCACTTCGCCGTGTTTTGCGCGCTGGTCCCTTCCAGCGGCTTGCGCGCCATGCAGATGGGTTCATGCGAGGGTTTGAGGGCCGTTCCCCAGCCGTGCCACTGGCGGGTGAGGTCGGCAGTGTCCGCAGCCTTATCCAGCGCCTTCGAGACATCCAGGCTCTTTGGGAAGCCGCTGCCATAGACCCACATCAGCGTGTCGCGCACCTCGAAGCCTGCGTCCTCAATCGCACAGAACATGCGATGAAAAGTCCGGCTGCCGCCGAAGGCGAGAAGATGCCCACCGGGCTTCAACACGCGGAAGATCTCGCGCCAATAGGCAGGACCGGGAACATTATGGTCCCAGTTTTTGCCCATGAAGGAGAGGCCGTAAGGAGGGTCGCAGACGACTGCATCAACACAGTTATCTTCCCAGGTAGGAAGAACAGTGAGTAAGTCGCCGTGGAACAGGTCGAAGTCCGGCATGGGTTTACACTCAAAAGGGGAGCGTGGCGGAACGGATGCGTCGGGCACGGGCAGAGGCGAGAAGGTCGTCAATGCGCGTTCTATTTGACTGTAAAGACTGCGTTCGCCAGGAAGCCGGAATGTCGCGGATGCAGCGGTAGGCGAGGGCGACGGCCATCGCGGCGTCGTCATACCCGCCCTTCGGCGCCTCCGGGGCGATCTTGCCCGGAGGGATGGTCAGGCTTCGCAGTTCGAGCCAAGTCGGCCGGTCCATCATCTTGACGAGGGGCAGGGCCTCCCGCAGCGTGGCATAGGCGTCGAGTTTTGACTGTAAAGTTGTGACCCACGGCTTGCCCGTCGCAGGGTCGCGCCACTGTTGAGTGTACCCGCAGTTCTGCATTTCGAGCAGAAAAGCGTGGCCATGATTGTTACTCTCAGCCAAAACTAGGGCATTATTATAGCGAGAGGCCACTTGGATGGCGCGGTGCGCCCATGCCTGCGGCGTGACCTTGTTGCTGCGCTCAGTGTAGACGGGCTGCATGGTGGCCACGCTGACGACGGCCAAGGCGCTGTAGTCCCCACCCGCGCCGCCTCCGATGTCCACGCCGATCACATAGCGATCGTGAGGGTGAGGCTTCTCGATCTCCCGCCCGTGATGTTCGCCGTGCAGTTGATGTTCGAGCACGGTTACTTGGCTCAGGATTTCTTCCTCGAAATACCCGCCCTCACGGTCGATGAAGCAGTCATCTATATTCGCTGGATATTCCCTGCGAAATTTGTGCTCGCTGCCCAGTCTTTTCATCGTGCGGCGGCGCCAATGCAACTGGTTCAGCGTGAGGGAGTAGGCTGTTCGCAGAGACTTTTCACTGTCTGAAAGAGATGCCTCGAACTCTGCGGCGTCGAAGTCGCTGTCGGGGTCAGAGTAGAGAGGGTGCTCATGCCAAAACATCGTGAGTAGGTGCCAGCCGTTCTCAGGTGCTCCGCGAATAAGAGACGAGAAGAAGTCGTTTGGGTTCGCGGCCGTGCTCTCTACGATCAAAAGACCGTCGCCCACGGCTGCATCGATCTGCGCCAAGACTTCTTCGAGGTCTGGCGCATAGGCGGCTTCGGAGATCAGCGCAGCCGCAGGGGTGAAGGAGCGGAGCCCGGTCGTTGAGCGAGAGGTGAACGCCTGCAAGGACGCCTCTGTGTCCCCGTAAGCGATCTGCCCGCTGCTTCGCCGGATCAGCGGACGCTGCAAGAGCTTGGGCAGATGTTCGAGCCAGCGCCGATTATCGTCCATCAGCGAGGTCGCGCTGTCGTCCCTCATGCTGACGATCGCGTGCATCGCCGCATACGGCGTCGTGTAGGCGAGCCAGTGAAGCACCATCTTCGCCCCGGTCGTCGCTGCGACCTGACGGGCTTTGAGGATGATGATGCGTTTGTGCCCAGCTTTTACAGCGTCAAAGATCTTGACCTGCATCGGCAGAGGGTCGAAGGGCACCAGTCTTTTCGTGTCTTTGTCTTGCACCTTATGAAGCTGCGCGAAAAGGCCCGGCTCCGAGAGTAGGGCTGCGAGCTTGGCGCGCATGGCGACGGGGACACGCCCTGGGATGAAAGGCACTACTTCACCAGCCGCAGCACTTTGGCGAGTTCGCGCTCAGCCTCATCATGCGACACGGGCTGTTCGACCTGCACGGGCTTGACTGTCTCTTTGATGATCCACTGCGAGAGGCCCACCGCTGTCTTATCGCCATAGCCATTCTCGATCGTTTTTTCGAGCATGGACAGCGCCTTCGGCGCAAGCAGGCGCAGACGGCGAGAGATCTCATCATCTGTCAGAGGCGGGGGCGGCAGCGACCGGCGGTACTCCTTACACCATTCGGCCACGGCCTTGCTTCCGCCCCACTTGAAGAAGCCCGCGTGAGAGACCAGCCCTTCCCTGACTGCGATGGTCGGTTCATCGTCGTGATCGTTTTCGACCAGCCACTTGACGACTTGCGCTTGCTTTTTTGTCAGGCTCTCCATGCATCACCCGCGATTTTCTGAAGGTCAATGAGAGGAAGCTCCACGGTTACGAATGTACCGTGTTCCTCGCACTTACGTCGGCGGATCAGCAGGTCGGGCCACTGTACCGAAAATTCGGCAATAAACCGATGCCGGACCTTTTGCGGCTGCCGCGTCTCTTTGACGATGGTTTCTTTCAGGCAAGTCGGGCACTTCATGGCGGCGGCTCCGCTACTGAACATAGCACTACCAGCCATAGTGTCAAGCGACTTTACAATGTAAAGGTCAGAGCGACTTAGTGGCCACATTTCCTGTTTTGGTTTTACATTGTAAAGCCACCGACTTAGTGGCGACAAATCCCGTTTTGGTTTTACAATGTAAAGATGGGGACGACTTAGTGGTAGGAAATCTGGTTTTGGTTTTACATTGTAAAAGCAAACTGAGAATTTTGCCAAAGATATGAGGGGTAGGCATACTGAACATCTGTGATCCTTCACGGCCGAAACGCCCGCTCCTACCTCCACTATCGGGGAGCGTTTGAGGGGTATGAGGGGTCTGCGCGCAAAAGTAGTGACCCCCCTTCATGGCCCGTCCAGAGTACGAAGCGCGGTGTTTAAATAGTACCTCTTTTTCCCTTCCTCAACACCCCATACCACTTTACACCATATACCCCTCATACCCCTCAAAGTATGTTAGCTTGTGTTTGAAACTGCTCTAAAGTGTAGTCAGGAGCGTCACTATGATCATCGACCTCTTTTGAGGGGTATTGATCATACCCCTCACAGACCCCTCAAAGTCTCCGGCCTCGATTTCGGCGGAGACTGGGCGAAGGAGCGGTGCTTTTCCTATAATCAGGTTTTGAGGGGTCTAGAACACGGATTTGGACCCCTCAAAGTGTGCAAGTAGTCGCGGTGTCCGGGCGACGATGCGCGCTGCTGTTGAGGGGCCGACTTCGGTAACAGATTTCGGCAACATACTCAGCCCGAAGCCTGCTGACTAAGACGCGCAATCATTCAGTCGTGATGTCTTAATTACACTAAAACTACCTCTTAATAAATACATGTCGCGGTGTTTGACAGTGGCGAGCCGTCTGGTTACTATGTCTAGGTCAGGCCCAGCCACACACCACGGGCTGACGAGAGAGGTCCAGATGCTGATGATCGTTGACATGATGTTCGAGGTGCATGTTGAGCGTGAGGAGTACCACTACTGCCGGGACGCACAGCGGTCGTTCACGGTGATGGCCCAGGGCTTTGACTACATCCGCCGCCGTCGCGAGAAGGAGCCGCATCTCAGCGCGATGGTGCGCTTCGTGAACACAGACAGCCTGACGACGATGACGCGCTTCTACCATCTAGCGGAGAACTCCAACACGCCGAACTGCGAAGCATGGAGCCAGACCATCGCGATCCAGTTCAACCCGTGCAGAGACACGACGGGCAACGTGTGGCACAGCTATGTTGGCTTTGCCGGCGATTTTGAGCTGGATGAAGATCTCTGCCGCTTCATGGCGCAGATGGAGAACACATGAAGCCCGAACACATCGTCGTGGACGAGGAACTCCACATGCTCTTCAAGACCGCTGCCTACCTTGACGGTCGCTCCATCCAGGCTTTTTGCTCGGAGTTTCTAAAGCCAGCGTTGCGCGAGTATGTCCGGCTACTGGCAGCGCAGATGGCTTTGCCGGAAAATGCTACATGGAGCCGCAGCCCGACTAAGACCCGCCAGCTACTGACCCTACTTCGCAATTTCTGAAAGAGAAGGGCCGGTAGGAGCAACCACTCCCCTACCGGCCCAAGTCCCACACACTGACGAGGATCACTGCCATGACCCAGTTCCACTCTATCATCGCCGCTATTTGGCCGCAACCTCCCGCCGGACTGGAATACGTCGAACAGGCGCTGTCCGGGGGCGACTACATCAGCACCGGGCTGTTCGAGGTAGGGAGCGTGTCCCCCTCTGGCACAGGCCGGACGAAGGGTAACTGCAAGCAAGTCACCAGCCTGTTCTTCGACGCCGACCTGATCGGGCTCCATACCGCCGTGCGCGTCTCCGAGGGAGAGGAAGTCGAGATCAGCGCGGACGCCCGTAAGGCCGTCCTCTACACGGTCCCTGATGACGAGATCGAGGGCATGAAGGAATACGCCCTGGAAGTCGTGACAGAGGCGCTGTCGGCCGTGATGAACATGGACCCTACCGCGATCATTGACAGCGGCTGGGGCTATCACTTCCACTATGCAGTGGACGGCTTCACCCCTGCCGACCATGAACGGCTCAGCACGCTGCACAAAGCCATCGTCGCAGAGGTCAATCGCCGGGTCGCAGATGCGGCGTCGAAGGAGGGCCTGGACTGGCGCGCTGCGCTGGACAACACGAACGATGTAGGGGCGAGACTGGCGCGGTTCCCCGGCAGCATGAACGTCAAGTGCCCGTCCATCCCGAAGGCCGTGGAAGTCCTCTGTGGGGACGCTGGCTGCGTCCTGCGCCCCGCAGACCTGTCGGGCATCGCCGCTCGCTGTGCGACGGCGCCACGCGCCTCCCAGGGCAGCGCCTCAGCCCGTCCCGCGACTGCCGCTGCGCGCATGGAACATCGGAGCGTGGACTTCTCGCAAAAGTTCCTCAACGACGGCCGCTCATGGCAGGAAGCGATCACCGGGCTGTCGGCCGGAAGCCGGCTGAACACGATCTGCCCGGAGAGTGGAAGCAGCGTCGGTTCCGCGTTCTTTGTCGTTGAGGGCGACGGGTCCAGCAAGCTGATCTCGAACGCCGCGAACATCGTCTGGCATAACACCTACACAGTCAAAGTCCCTGGACGGGCCACGCTGACCATGAAGCGCGGCAAGGACGGGAGCCTGACGACGGTGCCCGAACCGACTTTGACGAACCTGATGAACGTGCTGCGGCATGATGCGCGCTGGAACCTCTGGTATGACGACTTCCGGCAGGTCGCGATGAACGGGACCGCCCCGCTATCGGAGCACGCGCATATCGAACTCTCCCTGATGTTAGAGGCCGACTATCAGTGGACGATGAACCGTCCGGGCAAAGAGACTGTGTTCGATGCCATCCTCAGCGTCTGCGCGGAGAGGAAGCGGAACCCGGTCAAGGAGTACCTGCGCGGGCTCGCCTGGGATGGGGAACCTCGCCTGGACGAATGGCTGTGGAACACGGTATTCGCCCCTGCCGAAGCCATACAGTGCCCGTTTACGGTGGACCGTGATCTACTGTCCATCTATTCCCGCAAGTGGGCGATCTCTTTGGTCGCCCGTGCGCTCGAACCGGGCTGTAAGTGCGACACGGTACTGGTACTTGCCGGCCGTCAGTCGTTCCGCAAGTCCACCCTGTTCCGCACCTGGGCATCAGACGAGTGCTTTGTGGATCAGCAGATCGACACGCGGAACAAAGACAGCCTGATGGTCCTCAATCGTGCGTGGATCTATGAGGACGCGGAACTGGCATCGACAAAGATGAGCGAAGGAAACTCTCTAAAGAACTTCCTCACTCGCCAAACCGATACTTTCCGCGCTCCATACGAACGGTTCGTCAAGGATCAGCCGCGCCACTTCATCATCGCGGGGACGACGAATGAGGACAGCTTCCTCAAAGACCGGACGGGTGACCGCCGCTTTTGGGTAGTGGAAGTCCCCTCATTCCCCGACCTTGACCCTGACGACGCCGCGCATCCGAAGGCAGATCTCGACTGGCTCCGGGCGAACCGTGATCAGCTACTGGCAGAGGCCGTCGCGCTCTATGACGCGGGTAAGCGCGCCAACACAGACGGCCTCTGGTGGCTGATGGACAAAGAGGAAAGTAAGCGCGGTAAGTCCAATCAAAAGTTCCGCCACCTGTCCACCTGGGATGAAGCCGCGATTAGCGCCTTCGAGGCAAACCGGGGCGGTCCCGATAATGGCTTTGCCGCAGGCGAGTTCGCGCAGGCGATTGACGAGGGCCTGTCGCCCTCGCAGATCGCGAAGATCGGGCTGACCCTCAGTAGCGCGCTGACGGCTGCGGGCTTCCGCAAGCTCCCGAAGTCGTCTGGTAAGACCCTCTGGTTCAAGCCGATCCCTCCTGGCACGGTCGCGATGAAGGGAAACGGACTGCCCTCTGCTACCCATAGGGGGGCAGAGAGAGAAAAGTTCAGCCGGTGAGAGAAAGTCTGTTGACGCTATCATCAGTACCTGCTATAAACACTATACCCCTGCAACAGAGGGGTATCCCACTCCGCAACCACGGACAGACGCCATGAAAGCCAGACCCCTTCCTCCCTTTCGTCAAGTCGCTCGCATGATCCACTACTGCCCCGAGACAGGGGAGTTCCGCTGGATGCGCGATCATCGCGGTCGCCCTCGCGGGTCGATCAGCGGCGGCTTGCGGAATAATCGCTGGTTCGTCAGGATCAATAATCACGCCTTCATCGGCGCCCGCATCGCCTACCTGCTGATGACGGGTCAAGACCCTGGCGAGCTACAAATCGACCATATCAACGGCGACACGCTGGATAATCGGTGGGCGAACCTGCGCGCTGTCACCCTCAGCCAAAACCTGATGAACCGTCGCCCCTATGGCCATGCGACCTCGAAGTACCCGCCCACCGGGTTCAAGGGTGTTTACCAGCGCGGTCAACGCTTTATCGCGGTCCCTTCCATCAAGCGGAAGCTCAGCTACCTGGGCACGTTCGATACGCCCGAAGAGGCCGCCGTGCGGGTCGCAGAGTTCTATGCGGATCACGGGCTGCTTCACTTCCAGCCCGCGTCCATGCGAAACCTGCTGATGTCTGACAGCGCCACGCCCGCAGCGGAGGTGGCACTATGAAAAGCCTACTCGTCTACTCAGGCATCTTTTGGTCGATCGTCGCAGTCACAGCGAGCCTGATGTCCCTCACGGGCACTCCGCTCGCAGCGTCCTTCGCGATCGTCACGACATACATGAGCATCGGCGCGGTCGTTGGCTTCATCGCTGCGCTAAGTGTAGCGGCCTGGGCATTGACGCCGGGACATAATCGAGTAGAGTAAGAGCACATTACAAAAGAGCCGCGCAGATAGCGTGTGCCACTCTTAGGCCCCCACCCGTCGCGGTGGGGGCCTTCTTCTTTACACTGTAAAACGAGTGAAGCCGGAAGGACCATCCTCCCGGCTTCGGCGGCTCCCCAGTCGCGCTGCTCGGCCCCTGCTTCCCTTTTCTCCTCGCCAAACTCCTTAGTAATGAACACATCAGGGGCCTTGGCAGTCTATCCCTTCTTCTTGCTCTTGCCTGCCTTCTCGTATGCGATGGCGACGGCCTGCTTCGGAGGGTACTTCTCGTCGATCAGCTTCTTGATGTTCTTTTCCATCGTTTTGCGGGACTTGCCTTCGTAAAGCGGCATGAGCTACCTCCGGGGTGTCTTGACGGGATCTGCGCGCTTACCCGCCCTTTTGCGGAAGAGCGCGTCCTGTTCATCGTCGGCGGAAGGACGGGTGTTCGGGGTCTTGGACTTGCTGACGACTTTCGAGGGGCGGCAGTATTCGGCATCCCCGCCCGCTCCGCATGGCTTCCCCGTCGCTTTGTCCTTCCACTCTTCACGCTCCCAGCGACGAAGGGAGGTGCCTTCCTCGCCTTTCCGAACATCGCCACGCTCTTTGCGGCATTTTGCGACGGCCTGCGATGCACGGGCAGAGGGCCACACGGCATACTGCGACTTCACTTTCTTTGTGCAGTAGTCGTCTGCCATCAAAAGGCCCCCGCTTTACTGTTGACTTCGACCTGTTCTACACGTTCCTGCGATGCCTCAATGTCCCGCTGAACGCGCTCCATCAGTCGCGCCATGCGGGACTTCGGGCGGTTCCAGGCAGGCTTAGACCGCTCTTTGCGCCACTTCAATAGCGGGCTCATTTTGCGATCTCCGAGACAGGCTTCTTAGACCACATTTTACATGACCAGTAGCGCGGCTTATTCGGAGGTCCGGGTTCATCGCAGTTATGGCGAGAACGGAAGTTCTTGCGCGCCTCCGGGCTGTCGCGCCGTATCTCCATGTTCGCATCGCCAAAACGGACGGTGTATTCCTTGCCCTCATAGGTGCCTGTTGCGACAAACTTTTTCTTCCCGTAACCGGGCTCGCCTTCTTTGATGCGACGAACAGGCATGGTGGACCTCTTAGGTGAGGCGGTCAGGAGACAGCGCGCCGTGGTTTACCCCGATGCGCTCAGAGAGATCTTCGAGCTTCGCCAGTCGGCGGTCGATGCTGGCCAGCGTCTTTGTGATCGCTGCACTCTCAGCCCGCTGCACTCCGATCAGCGCGTCGATCTGGTCGAGATGCCTCTTGCCCAGCGCGGCAACGAGAGGGATGCCATGCTTGACGACGATGATGTAAAGGCCGAAAAGGACGGCCAAGAGCACCAGCACGGCGGCGCCGGGACCGGCGAACAGGGGAGCCAGGGCAGACACGGTTTCGGCGTCAGGCATCGTTGACCTCCTTCACGCGGTCAAGGATAGCGCGGAGCACGGGCCGGCAGTAGGTAACTCCGGGTGAAGTCGCGCTTGCCGCGTCATAGTTGGCCAGAAGATCGTCCATCTCTACCTGCGAGAACCGAAGAACGACGATCGTCGGCGTGCTGCTGTCATCATCCAGAACTTTGTAACAATCAGTGATGAGCATCAGACCACCTCCATAACGGAAATACGAAGCCGTCTAACAGTCATGGACGAGTTGCCGGCAGACGTACCGAACAGGTCAAAGGACAGCTTAGGGTCGGTTCCCAGCCGCAGCGAGCCACCTTTGACGAAGGTGGGGAAGTCCTGGCTTCTGCGACGGCCCACGAACGTCTGAAGGTCCGGGTTCGCCGGCAACGTCGTCAGGCCGTGGCAGATCTCGATGCCCTCCGGGCAGCGCATAACCGAGGCAGACCATGCAGCCGGGGGCGATGCCGCCGTCGTGTCGGCGGTGTCGTTGACTGCGCCGCTATGGTAGGTCCGGGCGTTTATGCTGTAGACAGTCCCGTTGAAGGTGCAGCGGCTTGAAATGTTGCTGTTAGTCGAAGAACTGGAACCAGCGGAGGCCATCATAATGTAGCCGGCTGCGCCGTTGGAGAGATTGCCGATGGCCACTTGCGCTTCGACGGCGAAGATGCGGCGGAACACATCGCTCACCCCCAGCGCGGTCCAGTCGGGGTCGAACAGGATGGACCTTTGGCCAGTCGAGTTGACCGAGAACACCAGCCCTTGACCGTTGGTGGGCGTCAATGAGCCTGTTCCAATGCCATCGATGCCAGTCAGGGAGATGAACGGGGCGCCGCCGACTGTGAGGTTGATGGACCCGGTCGTTCCCGTCGTTGCAGCGGCAGTATCGACCGTCGTAAGGTCATAGTCCGCGACAACTTTCCAGCCAATCGTGCCGCCACCGCCAGAGTTGGTGGGGCCGCCAGATGCCCCGGTTGCGGGGTCGAAGAAAGGGATGATGGGCATATCAGGCTCCTTGCCCCTTAGAGGCGGCGTAAGCGTCCAAGAGTACCCTCGCATACTTCCGGGCGATGGTTACTGATGGCGAAGTCGCAGATGTAGGGTCGTATTGAGCGAGGTCCGCTTCGAGGGTGGAGAGATCCACTGCGAGGTCAAAGACCTGACACTCCACTTCGGCCCCGCCTTGCGAGAGGTCCGCGACGGTCAGAGGGGTCTGTGTAAGTACCGTGATCATGCCTGCGAGCCC